AATAAATAATTTTCCCGCCACACCTCGGGCATCGGCCCCGAATGACTCCATTCACGTTTCATCCTCCTTTTTTGTTTTCTTCAACTGGCGGCCGCACTCCGGGCAGAAGTTCAGCGGCCGTCTTTTGTGAGTGTAGGTTGAGGCAAGCCCGCAGCCCTTTCTGAGGGTTCTCTCATAAAGGCAGACGTAATACTTTGTGTATAACTCTCTGCCGGTCTTTGGCCTGTGCTTCTTGCTCCACTCGTAATCTTCGCAAAATTGGCAGTTCATACGCTTTCCTCGATTACTTTGAGGTCATACCCGCTCTTGACAAACTTCATGCACAGCTCGTGGTTGATGCCGTTGCCGAGGTTGGTGTAGATGTACTCCATGTCCTCCGGCGTGAATTTGGTGTCGAGCAGCTTGTTGATGCCGTCGAGATGCTCCTTGCACAGCGGCTTTGTGAACGCCTTGAACGCAAACCGCGATACACCCTCGATGACCTCCGCCTTGAACTCGTCCGGGGTGCTGCAGTGGTTGAGGTTGATGTATGTGTTCGTCCTCGGGACGAGAATCAGCTCGAAGTTCATGGTGACGTAGGCTTTCGGGAAAGCGCGCTGAATCTTCCCGCACCACGGAGCCGCGAACGGGCTGAACCACGGCAGCATATAGCTGCGGAGCTCCTGCTGACTGACTGCTGGGGCGTCCTGAATGTGGTCGATGCAGCACTCGATGGCCTCCCGCTCTGCGAGGCTGTCCGCCTCCTCGAGCCAGCCGTTGAATACACGGACGATTTCCTCTGCGTTAATCGGTTTCATGTTGCTCCTCCGTTTCATCCTCCATCTTGAACCCGCAGACCGGGCAGAAGTTCCAGACCCAGCTGTCGAAATCGCTTTGCGAAATTTTGGCATTGCAATGGGTGCAGCGAATTGCCGGTTCCTCGTGACTGTTGTTTTCATCATCGACGATGATAAACTTCAATTCCTTGTCCTTCACCCACTTGGCATGACCGCGCAGGCTCTCTGGGTCGATGGTGGGAGCCTCATCCACGCTGTTCAGGGCGTCCTTATAGCAGCATTCTTCAATAGTGAACGGGTTACTGGCATGGAGATTCATTTCGATGCGCTTGTGCAAAGCGTTCGCGTCAATCAATCTTACTTCTTCCATTTTTGATAGCCTCCTTTAGATACTCAAAAATCCCAATCCGGCTTCTTGTCTCTCGGAATTTAACTTTCACCGGAATAATTTTTGCAGAGCCCGAATCTTGCATTTCGGGAAAACGCCGTTCCTCTTTCCGAATCAGCGTCTCAAGTTCCATTTCGACCGTCTGCTTGTGGCTTGCGTCGTAGTCCGCGATTATTCTGCGAAAAAACTCCTCGGCCTCGTAGAATGTTCCTATGTTGTATGGCATCTCGGCCAGTCTGTTCATCTCCCACTCTATGTATTCTATTTGGGGTGCAAACACCTTTTTCGCAAGAACCATCGTCAGCTTCCGCTCAACATCTTCTGTAAGCTGCCGACCATCCGCCTCAACTCGCATTCTGTCAACAAAAGAGATGCTAGGCCGGAGGTTCAGGCCGGGGCATACGGTCACTTTGATGTAGTTACTGCTCACCATGCTCCTCCCGGATTTTTTCCAACTCTCGTTGGCACTTGTCGGCCCGGTCCATTGCGTGTACGCAGTCCATCGCCATTTCGGCGTATTCCTTGCTTACATTTCGCAACATATTTTCCGCCCGGTCCCGCTGCTCCGTTGCCTTGTTAAGCTGCTCATTTCTGATGGACGCTCCGAGAGCGAATCCAATCAAAAATGCTGCTACGAGTTCTTCGCTTAGCATCGTCTTTCCTCCTTATGCCAACGACCTCGATTTCGTCGCACTCTTGGTGCTTCACTCGCCCGGCCTCGTGCCCGAGGAACTCCGCCTCTTTTTGGTCGTCCGCCATTACCGCAACGCCGAAGTAGCAGGTGGAGTTCTCTGTCCTACCCTCAAGGAACACATCATACCTCGGCATCCGGTTCCTCCTCGTATTGGTGGACATCGACGAAGATGGCTTTCTTCCACGGGAGCGCGTTGTACGCCGCCCGCGTCTCCTCCTCCGTCATGTTGTCCACCAGCTCCGGGTCATAGCGTTCGTAGAGAACGTCGTTCATCTCGCAAATGTCGTCCTCCCGGTAGTAGGTTCTTTCTTTGCCGATGATGAACTCCTGAATCGCGCTCTCTCCCCATGAGCCAAGCCAGCAGTAATACTCGTCGCCGCTGACCACATCCCCATCTACACAGGGGATGACCGGGAGCTCCGGGTTTGCCTGCATAAGCTCGAGGAGCTGCGTGAGCTTTTCGCTCTGTTTCATGTCATTCCATCCTTTCTTTTCCGGGGCTCCGCCCGAGTTGCTTTCTGCTCGGCGGCCTTGTGCCATACATAGGCCGCAACAACTATTACTGACAAGGCGACGGCCGCAAAGGAAAGCCAGCAAATTAAGGTTTCCAGCAGGTCGTCAAACTCTAAAAGAACCTCGTACATAGTCACCGCTCCTTTACCTGAATTTCTTCTTGAAACTGCGCACGATGGCCCGGTGCGTCCACCTACGGCAGTAGGGGTTTCGGACGCTCCCGTCGTACTCCTGTTTCATCTTCTGGTATGCCGCCTTGTTCTCCGCATACCGTTCGCAGTGGTCGTGGCATCCCGGGTGTCTATCCGGGCACTCTTTCGGGCAGATAGTCATAAGCCAAGCATAACGCTGGCCCGTTTCCGGGCGGCCGTCATGGTTTCGTCGTACTTCGCTGCGCTGTATACCGCGAGCGGGGCCACTGCCCGGGCTGCTCTGGCCCTTCTGAATATCTCCGAGTAGACAGCGGCCGTCTCGTATACGCTGGGGCCTCTGCCCGGGGTCGAAAGCATCCCCTTACGGTCGTCGGTGTCAGTGACGCGGAGGTCCTCTTTGAGGGCGTCCTGTACGCATCTGCGCAGACGGTCGAGGGCGAGGTCCTTATCCTCTTTTTCCCACTCGAGGTACTGCTTGTAGTTGTTCATGGAGTTCTGCTTGAGGCGCGCCAGCCGGTCTCTCCCGTAGCCGAACGTCTCGTGACAGGTTGCCGCCATAACAAGCCACGCGATTTCTGCGCCTTGATTGCTCGCCATGCGGAGCTGCTCCTCCCGGCGTCCTCTCGGAGCTCGGTCAACCGGCAGCCGGACCTCAAAATCGCAGATGCCTTTGAGGTTCTCCCTCATGGCGTCCGTTGCGTTCTTGCTGCTGCCGTAGAGGATGGCCGTCTGGTATTTTTTCTCAAAAGCGTCCATCTCGTTACACGCCCGCAGGAGGCGGGACGCGCCAATGCCGTCGTCTTGGTGCATGGAAACGACGATGCACCACATAAAGAGCTGGGCGGAGCGGTCGCGCTGGTCCTCGCGCTCCTGCTGGATGTTGTGGGTCAGTGCTTTCATCATCCAGCCCTCCTTACGTCGTATAGCAACGCTTGGCCGGGTTCCATGTGAGCTTCGGGATGCTCCGGCCGCAAACGCAGGAGAACTTCTCGTTTGCGATTTCGGCGTCCTCGACGTTCGTCCGGCCGTAGCTCGCCTTCTTGCAGGCCGGGCAGGTGAACTCGAACCGTGCCAGCGCGTCCAGCGGGATTTTCGCGCCGCACTTCCGGCACTCGTTGGTCGTTTGCGGTTCGCGCAAGAACTGTACAAACTCGCTCTTGCATTTCGGGCAGCGCAGGAGCATGAGCCCCTTTGCGCCGACGGGCGTAAGCCGGCTTACCGGCTTCTTGGGGGGGGGCTTTCTTGTCCGCCGTGGAAACTACCGGGGCTGCCTGCTTCGGCTCGCTGGTGACACTCTTTTCC